GGCGGTGCGGGGAGCGCCAGGACGGGGCTGGGACGGGTCAGGTAGTCAAGCAACTCGGCCTCCCCGACTTTCTCCATGAGAGATTCGTAGGCGCCCAAGTTCGTGTCGCATGCGTGACACAATAGGCCGCGCACATGGCCGGCGCCATGGTCGTGATCGACACGCCAACTGCCAGATAGCCATTTTTTGCTGCCATGGTATCGGTCGCTGGCCCCCGTGACGCCGTGATGTCCAACGCCACAAAGCCCGCAACACCCCCCTTGGGTGGCCAACAACTGATCGAACTGCTCCAGGGTAAGATTGTAGTCGGCTTTGAGTTTGGCCTTGCGAGCGCGGAACGCCTGCCGCTCCGGATTTGCTTTCGCCTGCTTGATCGCGTTGGCCTTCGTCTTGGCCCGGTACTCCGGGTTGGCGGCGTAGTGCGCGCGCACTCTCGCTGCGTCGCAGGCTTTGCAAAAGCCGCGCCGCCATCCCTTGGCCGCATTCGTCACCGCGAAGTTCGCGATAGGCTGTTCCAAGTGGCACTTCGAGCAAACCTTCAGTTTTGTGATCATCGTCCCTCTCCGTTATCTGGAGAGAACGCTACACGTATCGGGTTACTGCGTCAACTCCAACCCATACATAAGTATTTTCAATGACTTCCGACTAGTTCGTCAACCTAACAAGGAGGGAATCATAGAACGCAGAAACGCCAAACAAAACGTCGATCCGACAAGGGGTAACATCGTTCCAGATGTCATAGGCCCGAATGATCCGCATCGAGATGTTCCTGAACATCTCCCGCGCCGCGAAGTCGACGCCACCCGGCAGCTCCATGGGCACGCACACCAAGCCCATCGCGTCGCGACAGAAGCCGACGTTCTGGAAATAGGAGGTGTTGGCGTTGCCGGTCACCGTGATCGTCGCACCATTCGACGGCGCATTGGTCACGTTCTGATAGGCTCCGGTTGTGGTAATGGCCGGGAAGATTTGCAGGGTCGAATTGCCACCGCTGTCCGACGCGGCAACGCTGGTGATCGTGAAGTTCTTCAGCGATCCGGTGGACAGGTAGTTCTGCTGGTTGACCGCATAGACCCCGCTGAAAGTGATCACGTCGCCGACGTTCAGCAGCGCGCTGCGGCTCGCGGTCCAGCCGTTGGTGATGATTGAGGCCCCGGTCTGGTTGGCGCCATTGACGACTGGCGTGCCGCCGTAGTTGCCCACGGTCTGCGCCTGGATGTTCTGGTCGAGGTAGATTTCAAAGTTGGCAATCGCGGCCAGGAAGCCCTTCAGGGCCGGCTCGGCGACGGAGCGGGTAAACAGGTTCGACACGCCGTTGGCCAGCGCCCAGTAGGCCTGCGGATTGAGGATCAGCACGCGGCCATCCTGCGGCGCGGCATTCTCGTCCAGTCGCTGCCCCACCGCGGCGATTGAGGCAAATGATGCCGGCGGCGACCCTGGGGTGCCCACCTCGTTGGCGAACTGGTTGAACAGCGCCAGGACCGAGGTGTCGATCGTGTTCGCCAGCGTCTCGGCGCCGGGCTTGCAATACCGCTCGCTGTATTCCTCGATCGTCAACGTCAGTTCCTGCGACGAGAACTGGAAGTCCACGTGCGCCTGCGTCGAGATCGTGATCGAGGTCTGCGGCTCGGTGATGTCCTGGATTTGCAGCGCCGGCCCAAGCGTCACCGTGAACCGGTTCGGTTTGCGGACCGTCAGCGTGGTGCCGATTTTCACGAACTGATTCTCGAACTGGCGATTGACCTTCCCGGCCGCCACCAGATTGTTGACGAGGATGACCAAAGTTTCCTTCGAAATGAGCGAAGGAGTCAAAAGGGAGTTGGTGGCCATGGCGGTGGACTCCTGTGGTCGAACGCCACGGCAAAGCCGCAGCCTATGGGTTGCTGGTCATGGTGTGTGATCCTTGAAACCCGAGATAAGCCTCGGTGCTGACCCGGCCGTGCCGGTGATGGTCGATCGTCAACCCGGCGCGAGCCGGTGGGTAGGCTTAGTGCACGCCGCCCGGCGGAAAGAACGGTTGGCGGGACTTGCGCAACTCTGCGTTTCGCTGCGCGGCATACGCTTCCATGCTCGGCTCGGCATCGGTGGTGTCGGCCGCGTTTGGCGCGTCGGTGATGATCTCCACCGGCCGGGCGCGTCGGACGCGTGGCGTCGGGGCGGCAAGACGCTCGGCAAGACGGCCAATCTCGATGAACTGCCGGACCGGATTGGGTATCTTCGCGATGCGCTCCGACTCGTCGGTGTTCTGGCCAAGATGATAGGCGACATCAGTGCCGTTCTCGACCTGCACAATGGCGGCTGCCATGGCGTCGGTGATCGTGGGCCCGCCGTCTTCCGGCGACGCCTCGGCAACCTCGGCGTAGTCGGGATACTTCTCGACCGCCCTGTTGCGCGCAGCCAGCCAGTTCTCTTGGAACTTCAGCGCCTCGGCTTCCTGGGCCTTCTTCTGCGCCTCGACCGCCTTCGCCTGTTCGACTTCAGCGGCGGCGTTGCGGTCGGCTTCCTGCTGGGCAAGCTCGGCTGCGCGCGCCGCGTCGGCCTTGCGTAGCCCTTCGCGCTCACCCCATGAAGCCAGGGCCTCATCGTAGGCATCAGGATCATCGAAGTTGGCGCGGGTCGGCTTAGGGTCCGTGATTTCGGGCTTCGTCTCAACCGCCAGCCTGGCCCTGAGTTCGGCAAGTTCCTTCTGCGCGGCGGCCGCGGTCTCTTGTGATTCTTTGGCAGCCTTCGCGGCCTTGGCAGCAGCGTCGTTCGCCCCCGCAACGATGGCGTCGCGGTTGGCTTCGTAGAGCTTCTGCCATTCGCTTTCGCCGGCCTCGCCCTTGGCGGTCTTCAGCGCGGCGTCAACCCGCTCGCGGGCCTGCTTGCGGATCTTGGCGATCTCGCGTGCCGCGTAGTTGGGGAGGTCTGCGGGAACAACGATGCCGTCATTGTCATCGGCGGCTGTAGGCGGCGTGGGGTCAATCCCGGTCGGCTTCTTTGGCGGGGCGTTTGCCGCTTCGGCTTCCGTCGGATTGACGCCTCGCCGGGCAACTTCCGCGGCGGCGAGCTCCTCGGCGGTGATCTCCTTCGCCACGCCAGCCGAAAGATCGTCGGGGTGGGCAGAGGCGGAAACGGGGGGGGCCGCCGCGCCGGGCAACGGCTGGTCGTTCACCGCAGAAAGCGGGATCGATTGGGCAGGGATAATGTCGGGTCCGCGACGCGTGGGCGCTACAGCCATTGAGCGGGGAAATCCCTACTTAATATGGACAACCTCACCCGGTTAGGCGCCTACCGGTCGGCTCAAGCACAACATCTAGACGGATTGTTCGGCGGGCGTCAAGTGTCAAGACACTTTGTCTTGGGATGCGTCTCTGGCCGCGATCGCCGCCGCGAGTTCCTGGATCGCCATCCCCTGGGCCGAAACCTCGGTCGCGATGCGCTCCATGGTGCCGGCGAGACTGGACAGCGCGGCGATCAACTCGGGCGGGATCATCAGCGCCATAGCCATTGGGATCGGAACGGGAAGGGGCGGCGGCTCGGCGGCCAACTTGGAGTCGCGCGGCTTGCCGGACGCAGGGGTTGTCTCAGTGGGGTCGTCAGCTTCCTCGTGGTGGACCGGGGACCATGGGTCGGGAGCGTCGCTCATTCGCAGGCCATCCAGCGGAGCCAAGCCGCGCGCAGACGACCGCACAACGTCAGCGACCGCCTGAGTTCCTCCGCCTCCCGCCTGCGGCTCTTTTCGGCTCGCCACCACAGCGGATACCGACCGCCCATCACGCCGCTTCCTTCGGTTGCACGCCCGCATGTCTGACGAGCGCGCCCGTTACGCGCGCCATGTTACGCCACCCTCCTGGGTTGCCCGCCGTCTCCTACCGTCCATATCTGCCCGTTGGCAAATTGCGTGTTCCGGCCCGGCCTCAAGTGCTGCCGCGCCGCATCGGGGATCGTATCCGCCCCTGTTGTGGGTTGATCCTGCATCGCAGGAGAAGAAGTCGGGCCATCCCCAAGACCCGGCTCGACCGACCGCGCAACTTCCTTTGTCACGTTGGCGATCTCCTTGATCTGGGCAGTTCGGTGCGTGTTCGCATTGTCATGCGACCTCTGATCCAGGCCGGCCATCTTTGTTTCCACATCGCTGATGATCTTCAACAACTTGGCCTCGAAGTCGGTCTGTATCTTGGTCGCCTCAATTTGTCGATCGGCGCCCTTATCCTGCAACTGCGCCATCGCGGCGCGCAACTGCTCGGTTAGTTGCTTGATAGAGTTTTCCTGGCCGGCAAGGATAGCTTGCACCTGTGGCGAAACATCCTTCATGTCGGGTGACATAAGCTGCGGCGGAACCGTCTTTGCCAACCGGGCGGCAATCTCCTCTGCGCCTGGCCAATCCTGATTTTTTGCGAACAAATCTGCAACAAGCGCCGCCGTCTGCGGGAGCGCCTTCATAAACGCCATCATATTCTCTGACGCTTCAATCCGCTTCGTCGCGTAACTCGGGCCTATCGTTACGGTGACGCCATACTTGCCGACGGTTGGATTGAACAGCTTGCGAACCTTGCCGTTTGGCCGACGCTCCTCCCCGCTGGGCTGCTGCAAGCCTGGATCGATCTTGATTTGCTCTTCCTTGTCGTCCTCGCGCAGAATCGTCACCACGCGCGCCTCATCGTAGACCAGCGGGATCGCCTCGACCAGGATTTCACCCGTGCGGCGAAGTGACCGAGCCAAATTGTCGACGTAGTGGAAAGCGCCTAGATCACCAGAGCGACGCAACTCGCGTATCGCGCGGCCGGACTCATCGATCATCCGCTCATTCATCGTCGCGTCGAAGCGAACGCCCGTCACCCCCATCATATCTTGAGCGGCGCCCTGTTTGGCGGTTACGATTCCAGCGGGAATACCGGACATCGGCTGCCGCTGGGGCGGCGGCGCTTGCGTTCCGCCCACTGCCGTGCCCTTGTAATATAGGACCGGAATGTTCTTGATGTTTGCGTTTTTCCAATCATCCTCATGACCCTCACCCTGCCCCTCTTCCATCACCCATGGCGCCTTGGGTTGCAAGGCGATCAGTTCCGTTTCGGCGGTGCTCCAATAGTTGTACATCCGTTGTGGATCCTTCGCGTGGCGAATGATCCCCGACAGCTTCAGCTTACCTTCGACATCAGTCGCGTCGCCGATCACCTTCACGATCGGGATCGATGTTCCGATCCACTCTTCTTCCTTCAGGACATCGACCGCCGTCACTTTGTACCACATGACGGTAGGGACCTGGCTTTCACGCTCCTCGACCTTCTGTAGCTTGCCGCGCTTCAGGTATCCCTTCGTGATGTCGTCAATCTCGTCCTCCCAGCCGACGTGTCCGTTGTTCAGCTTGATCAGTGTGCGGGCGTTGTATTCGATCTCGTAATACTCGGCGATGCGGATTTCGTCCTTCGTCGCCCATGAATTCACACGGTCGCCGATGCCGCCATCCGAATACGGCATCTGCGTCGCGCCGGGATATTTCTCCGTGAATTCGGCTCGGCTGATCATCTGCGTGACGAATGCCCATTTGGCATCGGCTCCGGTCGGATCAACGTGGGCTGGGTCGAGATACACACTGAACGGGTTTCGCACCTGACGGATCGCCAGCACGCAATTAAAGCTGTCCGGCGCCTCCCATTCCAGCGTGATACGCCAGTATCCCCACCCCATGGTCACTGCGTCATCGAACGCCGTGTCGTACGCGATGTCGGCCGCGCAATCCCGTTCGATGAACCGGATCAGGCCGCGATACATCTTGGCAACCTCGGGATCGCCGCGATCGCCGTTCGGATTAATGTTGATGCTGGGCCGGTTCTGCCGCTGATCGTTGACGATCTGATGCACGAAGGTCGGCAGTTTGTTGACCGTCAGGCAGGGGCGCTTGTCGAGGTTGCGCTGTGCCATGATCTCGGTCGGCCACTGCTGGCCGATCTTGAACATCCGATCGTCGAGGCCCGACTTGCGGTTTTCCGACTCGGCGCTGATCGC